CGGTGAAGGCGCTGGCGGACGGGCTGGCGGGCGGCCTGAAAGAGGGCCGTGTGCTGTCCGGTAAGCATGTGGACAGCCTGCGCGGGGCGCGGGACGCGATAGACGGCGTCCTCGCGGCCGCGGAGGTCATCAAGGATCAGGAGAAGGCCAGCGGTAATGGCCCGGTCAAGGCCGAGGGCGCGGGCAGCGTCAAGGCCGAGGAACCGGCACCGAACCCGTCCGCGCGGATCCTGGCATGGAGGGCGCAGGCGGACGCCGCCGAACTGGAAGCAAGTGTCTAAGTAGCCACTGCACTACTGCATCACGCCGGTACTGCACCACGCGGACACGTCACTACGTCAGCACTGCATGGCGTAGGCACTTCCATACGCGTCCAAGTAATTCAGTAGGTACGCAAAATTCCCATGACAGGAGAAACCCAAATGACTGAGAAGATTAGGCGGCTGCAGGCCGCCGCCGCGGCTGCTGCCAAGGCTGCCCGCGAAATCGCGGAGAAGGCCGAGGCTGACGGCGTCGCGCTGGAAGGCGACACGCTGGCCGAATTCAACGGCAAAATGGCCGAGGCCCGGGACCGCCTGGACGCCCTGCGCGCGGCCAAGGCCGACCAGGAAGTCCTGGACCAGGCCCGTGCGCTGGCGGAGGAAATCGGGGAACCCGCAGGCAAGGACGTGGACGCGCAAAAGGACAGCGCCGCCACGCTGCGCCGGGTCCGGAACCTGGGCCTGGAAGTGGTGTCCAGCGCGGAATTCAAGTCCGCCATGGCACCGTTCAAGGGACGCGTCCCGGAGAAAGCGCATTTCCAGACGGACCCCATCAGCGTTAAGGGTCTGTTCACCGGGGCCGATTCCACCAGCGCGGGCGTGTTTGTGACGTCGGAGGATACCGGCATCCTGGAATCCCTGGGCCGCCGCCGGCTGACCCTGCGCGACGCCATCAGCGTCCGCCGGACCGCATCCGACACGGTGGAGTACGTCGTGCAGACCAGCCACACGAACGCGGCCGCGCCGGTCCCGGAAGCGACCAGCTCCGCGGTCATCGACGGCACGGAGGTCACGGACGTGGACGGCGGCGTCAAGCCGGAAGGCGCATGGGCGTTCGCGCGCCGGACGGCCACGGTCAAGACGATTGCTGAGTGGGTCCCGGCGACCAAGCGCGCCCTGGCCGATGTCGGGCAGTTGGAAGGGCTCATTAACGATGAGCTGCGCGCCGACATCGCGGAAGAGGAAGAGGACCAGATTCTTCTGGGTGACGGCACCGGCGAGAACCTGCCCGGCATCCTGACCACGTCCGGGATCCAGACCCAGGCATGGACCACCGATATTTTCACCACGGTACGCAAGGCCATCACCAAGGCCCGCGTGGTGGGACGTGTCGCGCCAAACGCCGTGGTGCTGCACCCGGAGGAAGTGGAGGTCATCGACCTGGCCCGCGAGGGCGCAGGCACGGGCCAGTTCCTGGGCGGCGGGCCGTTCGTGCTGGGACCCAGGACGCTGTGGGGCCTGCCGATCATCGAGTCTGAGGCGATCACCGCCGGCCGCGGCCTGGTGGGTGACTTCTCCAAGGCTGTGCTGTGGGACCGCGAACAGACCACGGTGTCCATCACGGACAGCCACGCGGATTTCTTCATCCGCAACCTGGTGGCCATTCTCGCGGAGGAACGCGTGGCGTTCGGTGTCACACGTCCCACGGCGTTTGTCGATACGGACGTCCGTGCGTGACCCAGTGGACGGACGCGTCCCCCGACCGGGGCGGGGGCGCGTCCTCACTGAGGACCCCGATGGCCTGGAGACATACGACGTCGAAGTCAACGGCATCAAGACGACACTGCGGCTGAACAAGGCCGACGCCCAGCGCCTGGGCATCAAGCAGGAGGAACCCGTGACAGACACACCAAAGGAACCGGTGGAGGAACCTAAGCCGCCTGTTGAGGAACCGCCAAAGGAACCACAGCCGCCTGCTGAGGAACCGCCAAAGGAACCCGACCAGGAACCGGTCAAGGAACCCGCACCACCCAAAGGAACCAAGGCCAAAAACGTCACGGCAGTGGCCAACAAAGCGCGCAGGCCGGATGACGTAGGCACCAAGTAGCGAGAGGCGGAGGGGCGGGACGTGACAACGGAAATTATCGACCCGGACCCGGAAGCGTTCCGCCTGCCGCCCCTGGTCACTGCGGAGGAATTCAGCGACTGGACCCGTGGCAAGGTGTCCGCCACGGATCCCAGGGTGGAGCCGCTGCTGTTGGGCGCGTCCGCCGGGATCCGCCGCTGGGCGCGCTGGCACATCGCGCCGGTCCTGGAGGAAACCCTGACCGGGGACGGGCCGGGCGGCCGGCTGTTGCTGCTGCCCACGGGCAGGCTGCTGGATGTTCTGTCAGCGTCCAACGCCGGCACCGCCGTGGACGTGGACAGCGTCGCGTTCTCTGAGCGGGGCATGGTCGAATTCACGGACGGTTCCGCCTGGTCCTCGCGGCTGGGGTCGGTGTCCGTCCGGGTCCGGCACGGCTGGGACCTCGCGGACGTCGCGGACGTCGCGCAAATCGTCAAGCAGGTGACGGCCAACGCGCTGGCGTCCCCGATGGGTGCCACCCGTGAACAGGCCGGGTCCGTGTCCGTGTCCTGGGCGGTCACCGCCCCGGGCGTCGCCGGCGGGCTGTCGCTGCTCCAGCGTGACCTGGATGTCCTGTCCGCATTCCGGATCTGAAAGGCGGGCGAATGCTGCCCTCATTTGCCAATGACGTGCCCGTCCGGGTCCGGCCAACGTGGATAACGGACGCCAGGGGAACCCGGCGCGCGGACTACGGGGCCGGGGCCGGGCGGGTGCCTGTTCCCGGGTCGCTGATGCAGCCCGGCGCGACGGCGGAAGTCCTCGCCCAGCGCGTCGGGGCCGTCGCGGTGCGCTGGTCCTGGTACGCGCCACCGGACACGGACGTGCAGGCCACGGACGCCGTCGAATGGGCGGGCCGGGACGGCGTGGTCAGGCTGTACGCGGTGGACGGAGAGCCGGCCTGGCACCGTTCCCCGACCGGGGACCTGGACCATCTGCTGGTGTTGCTCATCGACTGGAAGGGCTGACATGGGCATAACGAAAATTGAATTCCACTCTGAGGCGTTCCGGGCGCTGCTGCATGATGACAAGGTGGTCGCGGACCTGACCAGACGGGGCCAGGCCATCGCGTCCGCCGCAGGCAACGGCGTGGAGGTCCAGGTCCGGAAGTACCGGAGCCGCCCGGTGGTCATCGTCGCCGCCGACAGCCAGGAGGCCAAGAAAGCGGAGGCCACGGACAAGGTCCTGACCACGGCACTGGGGGCCGGGCGTGGCTGAGGTCAGCGAACCCGCCGACGCCGAAACCGTCCTCATCGTGTACCTGCGGAACCTGCTGGAACAACAGCCCGGTTTCGGGGACGTCCAGGTCCTGGGTGCCATGTCGGCGTCCTCGCCCGGCTATGAACCGCCGGCGGAGGCCGTGACCGTCCGGCTGACCGGCGGCGCACCGCTGGGTCCGGCGGCGGATTCCGCGCAGCTGACCCTGACCGCCTGGGCCGCGGGTCCGGAGGACGACATCAGGGCGTCGGACATCATCCGCCGCAGCGTCGGGCTGGTCCGGGCCGCGCCGCGCCTAATGGAGTCCTGCCGCGGCGTCCAGGAACTATCCACCCCTTACCTGGATCCGGACCCGGTGACGGGCCGGGCACGCTATTCCGCGACGCTGGCCCTCGCGCTGCGCGGACAAATCATCCAAACCTAGCAACAGGAGAAAGTAAGCCATGGCCAAGGACCTAGCAAACATCCGCATTTACGGTGATGAAGCATCAGCCATATCCGTGGCGCCGGAAGGGACCACCTTGCCCACCACCCTGGGCGCGCTGAATGCCGCCTTTGATGAGGTCGGATGGATCAGCGAGGACGGCACGGAAATAACCCGTGAGGCGTCCACCAACGAATTCAGCGCCTGGCAGGGCGGCACCATCGTCCGGGTCAAGCCGACCGGCGTCAAAAACACGATGAAATTTCAGTGCCTGGAAGAGACGGCCATCACCCTGGGCCTGTACTACCCCGGATCTGTCGGGGCCACAGCCACGGGCGTGTCCACTATCACCGTTTCGGGCGGCGCGACCACGGACGTGCGTGCCTGGGTGGCTGACTTCCACGACGGCGACGTCCACAAGCGGTACGTCATCGAACGGGGCGAGGTCACCGGGCAGGGATCCATCGCGCACAAATCCACGGAAATGACCGTGTACGAATTCACCCTGACCATTTACGGCGAGTTCACCATCATCACGGACAACCCGGCGGTCAGCTACGCCTGATAACCGGCCAGCAACTGGTCCGGGCGGAGACATGGCGATGGCATCCGCCCGGACCTCCACACCCTTTCGCCCTCGCCGCCACCCATCGCCGCACAGTAAGGAACGCCTGCCATGCCCACCACGGCACCCAAGAAACCCCAGGACCACCAGCCCAAGGCCGCGCCCGCAGACCTGGACGCCCAAATCGTCGAATTCGACTATGACGGGCTGCACCTGGTCGCGGACGGCGACGCCGTCACCGGCGAAATCATGGAACAACTGTCCGCCGGCCATCTGCACACGTTCCTAAAGGCGCTGCTGGGACCGGAGGGCTGGGACAAAATCAAGGCCCTGCCCGTCCGTAAATACAAGGACATCCTGGACGCCTGGGCGGAGGCCAAGGCGGAAGCGGGAAACTCTTAAGCCTCGCGTTCCTGCTGGCCAGGTATCGCGGGGCGCTGCGGGCCGACTTCCGGCACCACTACGGCCAGGATCTGCGCGAGGCCATGGCCCGGCCCTTTGACGCCGCCGACCTCGCCGTCCATCTGCCGCCCGGGTCGGCGGTGTGGCGTGAACACGGCGGGCCGATGGCGTGGACGCAGGCGGAGCATTTCGCGGCCGCGCAGCTGCATGCCCTCCAGGTCGCCAACTGGCAGCGCACCAAGGACGGGGCGCGTGGCGTGAACGCGCCGCACCCGGTGGAGCCGCCCAGGTCCCGCGAGGACAGGGAACGCTCCGCGGCCCGGATTAACGCCAGGGCGCAGGCGTTCCTGGACCGGCAGAAAACACGCCCGCCCAGCGACTAACCGAACAGGGAGGGACCAGTGGCCAACGTCGAACTAGCGACCGCCTACATCGCACTGGTCCCGTCCATGCGCGACGCGCAGGGCAAAATCACCGAATCGCTGGTCCCTGCCGGAAACGCCGCCGGGGACAAGGCGGGCAAGGCCGCTGGTGGGACGTTCGCGGCTGGTTTCGCCGGGGTCGCCGGGGCTGCTGCCGTCGGGGCCGCCGCCGTGGGTGCCGCGGTGGGCGGCGCTGCGGTGGGGCTGTATAAGGTCGGGGCTGTTTTCGATGACGTCACGGACACTATCCGCGTCGGCACCGGCACGTCCGGCGCGGCCCTGGACGGGCTGGTGGACGTCGCGCAAAAGGTGGCCACGTCAGTGCCCACCAGCTTCCAGGCCGCCGGGGAAACCGTTTCGGCGCTGAACCAGCGCCTGGGCCTGTCCGGGGACACCCTTTCCACCGTCTCGCAGCAATACATCCAGGCGGGCAACATCCTGGGCCAGACCGTGGACGTGGACGCCACGACGGCGGCGTTTAACGCCTTTGGGATT